GTGTTCATTGCGCGCGCCTGTTGTGACGAAAATTTTGTGTGAGACCCCTATAGATATAGAGAGAGGGGCAGGGGGCAAGGGGTCGTCGCTGGCCTGTGGCCCACCGCAGAAGTGAATCTGTGCCGGCTGTACAAAAGCAAACCAGCGTATGCGTCGCGCTACACATCTGCCAGGCTCCGCGCTACGTCAGCAAGGGCCGGCACCCCTGCCCTCTTGGCAAGAGCTGCGCTGCACACAGCCAGCGTCTGCGCATGCACAGCCTCTGCGGTGTAGCCCTCAACAGCCAGGCGGTGTGCCTGCGTGATCTCGTTGTCGAACAGGCGCACCTGGCCTGTCGCCTGCTGCACTGCGCGGATGTAGTGGTGACAGATCTCTGCCGCTGTTAACTGGATTTCGGTTGACAAGCTGCCGGCCTGGCCGCCCAAGCCTTGCGTGTAAGAGAGCGATTGTCTATCCCCCAGACCCCCTGTTCCTTCCGGCATATCGTCATCTTGATCACGCACGAGCTGTAGTGGCTTGGCAATGTGTACATCCTCAAACGTAGGCAGTGGCTCGTCACCGTCCCACAGCACTTGGTATCTGTTGCTCTTCCAGCCTGTCACGGTCTCTTGGTAATCCTTTGGCTGTAGCTGTCTGACGTACTTGTAACGCTTCAGCCGCTTCATGGCATCGTGTACGCTCTTTCGCTCTGCGTAGCCGCTGACCTCACACAGTGTGACCATTGACGGCCAGCACACTCCGGCTCTGTTGGTGAACGCACACAGCGCACCCAGGACACGCAGCTCACGTTCTTTGAGCTGGCGGTCAGCAAACGCTCTCATTGGCATGACTGACCAGGGTCGTTTGTTTTCAGAAAGGGATAGTGTCATTGAGGATCTCATCCATGTCTGTCTTTGGTTTGATGTCTTCGATCACGGCACCTGGGAATGTATCTTTGACGATCTCCAGCAGTGGTGCTTTGTCTGCTGCCATCTTGGCAATCATCATTGCCAGCTCTTCTGCTGAGTACACGACCAGGTCACGGTTCTCTCTTTTGACCTTTGCCACATCGTAGCTTGTCCTGACGACGGCCAGCACTTTGCCATCAGGCATGACGGCTTCGATGTAGTCACCTGACAGTGGCTCGTGTCCATTGTTGATTGCAGCTTGCTCCAGTGCAGCCAGCCCTCTCTTTGTGACATCGACCTGGTGTTCCACATCGACGCGGTCATCGATAGCTTTGTTGAGCTTATCCATCTGCGCCTCGAACCTTTCACGCAGATTCTGACCTGCAAGCCACGGCAATCTATCCACGCCCCACTTCATCTCCATCTTGGTCACTGCTTCATCGTAATCATGTAACGCCTGTTGCATTCGACGCTCGGCAGCTTCACTTGGCGCAAGATACGCCTTGCTAGGTTTCTTTGGTCTCTTCGCCATTCTATCCTCCAGGTGTGATGTGATCACTATGTGATGAGGTGATCCCTTATAGGGGATCACATCACACACATATGTGATGGTCGCATGTGATCACTATGTGATAGGTATGTGATGACACTATATCTCATCACACATTTCCCGCTATCTCTTTGTTATTCCATACTTTGCCCCCATCAATGACGATCACACCCTTATCTTGCAGGCCAGCTCTGGCATCTCTGCGCTGTGCGGCGGTCAGATCTGGCGCTTTTTGCTTGTGCAGATCGTGCCATCTATCGACTGACATCTGCGTCGCCTGCATGTCCACCAGGCCGTTCCTGAGCGCCTGTAGGGCGATCAACTGCCGCTCTGACAGTTTGGCCCCTCTCTTCTTCTCAGCGGCCTCTGTGGGCAGCAGGATGGCGCTGCTGTCATCGATGAGCTGTATGGGTGTCAGCTCGTAGGTTGTGTCTGGTGCCGGCTCTGCATCCTTTTGCTTGGTCACCTTCAGGGTGACTGTCGCCTCTGATGCTGTCATCTCCAGGACTGAATCCGCTAATCCCGCAAGGGAACTACTGCCGCGCATTCCTCTGGCTGCGTCCTTGCCGCTGTGGTGGACAGCCAGGACGGCGCACTTTGCGTGTCGTTGTATGACGCCGCACATCTCACCGAACTGGCCCATCGCTGTTGCGTCGTTCTCATCAGACCCTGTGCTGGCGAGTGTCCTGGCGACTGTGTCGATGACGATCATGCTGAACTGCACCTTGAACGCATCGATGGTACGCAGCAGCTTCTCCAGGTCTGGCTCTTCAAGTAACTTCACAGCCATTGGCAGCACATGAAAATCTGTGACGCCGTGCGTGTCGTAGTGTGCTTGCCACGCCCTGACCCTTTTGCCCAAGCCGCCCACGCCCTCTGCGGCCAGGTAAAGTACAGCGTTTTGTTTTGTGACCTTGTCGTGCCACGGCTTGCCGTAGGCCACTGACAGGGCAATGTCGATCGACATGAAGCTCTTGCCTATGCCTGGTGCGCCGTACAGCACAGCAAAGCCGTGCGCTGTCAGCAGGCCGTCCACCAGCCACTCGACTGGCGGCATGTTTCTGAGGTAGTCGATGCTGTATGTCTCGAACACATCTGGCTTGTCTTCAGGCTCTGCTGGCTCTGGCTCCACCGCTATGGGCGTTGCAGCCTTCACCAGCTCCATGAGCTGCTGTGTGTTGCCGCCCTTGAACAGCCAGTCCACCACATCGTCCTTGTCATCGCCTGGCAGGTCCACGCGCTTGATGGCCTTGGCTGTGCCGTATAGCTGGCTGATGACCACATCTGCATGCGCCCTGCCGGCATCGTCATTGTCGGGCAGCACGATCACGTTGCGGCCTTTGAAATATTGGTTCAGCTCCGGCTTCCAGTTTTTTGAACCGCCGTGGTTGGTACTGGCCACCAGGCCCAACAGGTTGAGCCGCTCGGCTGCCTTCTCGCCTTCCACAATGAAGATAGGCGCGTCTGGGTTCTGGATTATGCCGACCAGGTTGTATGGCAGAGCCTCTACGCCTTGCAGGTTGTAGAGCCACCCGCCCTTGTCGTCTGGCCGGCGTTGCCTGAAGGTCTTTGGCTCGAACCGCTGCACCTGATATCGCAGGACGCCGTCGCTGTCATAGTAGTCGTATTGCTTTGCCAGGTACTTGGCCGGCGTCAGTGCCTTCTCTTGCTGCGGTGCAATGCCGAACTTTTCCTGCAACACCTGGCTGATGCTGCCATTGAGGCTTGCCGGCTCGTTGAGGCGCACCAAATCTATCACGCCCCCGCCTGTGTTGGATTCATGGCAATACCAGGTGCCGGTTTTTAAACTGACGCTGAAACTGCCGTGTGTGCCGAAGCGCAGCTCTGTTCCCCTTGAGAGCTGCTTGTTGGGTTCGCCCTTGTAGTGTCGGGCCACCTCTTCAATGTAACTTGCAATGTTGTTCATGTGCTTCCCCATTTCCCTGTTGATGTTGGGCGGCAGGGACAGGGAAGACCCTGCCGCCCTCACGCACTAGAACAGATCGCTGCCAGCCGCAGGAGGTTGTTGCGGTGCAGGCTCTGCCTGTGCGGTCTCAGCCGCTGGGGATGCGGCATTGAAAGCCTCGCGGTCAATCCACTGAGTGATCGGCGCGAACTTGGGTGCCTTGAAAACCAGCTCACCCTTCGGCGTATTGATTGTGACGCGCTGTGCGCCTTCGATGGTGACGACTGGCACCTTGCCCTGGTTGGCATCCTTGCCGCGCAGATAGTCGTCGTGCAGCTCGTTCATGGCCTTCTTGACCACCTTGGAGCTGCTGCTCCACTCTCTCACGCCCAGCTCTTTGTTATAGACGCGGATGCGGAAGCCCTCCTGGTGTTCTACGCTTGGCCGTGCCGGCTTTGCCTCACCCAGGCCCACCATCTGAAAGTCTACGCCGTTGGCGAATGAAACCCACCCGACCTGGACGCCCTCCATGTCCATAGCCACGCTGATCGGGAACGGCATCTCGGCATCCCGCTTTGACCAGGTGCCGTCTGACTGCTGTTCACGCTCTTGCCTGATGAAATCACCAGACTGCGCGCTGTACTTGATGATGGGAAGAAAGTCGCCCCCACTTGTGGAAGCCTCTGAAAAACCTAACGCCATTGTTTACTCCTTAACGTCAACGGTTGTTGTTATGCCGGCTTTGCCGGCCTCGGTATCGCGGTGTGCAAGCACCTCGCGAATCAGTGTCATGGCAGTGTGCGTGTCCATCTCGACAGCGTAGCCCCAGTCGAGCTGTGCATCGTCACGCATGCTGTGATTGCCATGTGGGTGTCCCAGGTTGATCAGCACCTGTGCCGGCACACGCCAGCGCCACGGCGCTCTGTCGTATTTGTAGACCAGCAGTGGCTGCTTGCCTGCCGCAGTTGCAGCCTTGCAGACCTGGTCCCACCAGGCCGGCTTCGCTGTTGTGCCGCGCTGGTACGCCTTGCATTCAACTACAAAGGGGAAGTCCATGTCCTGGCAGATCAGGTCGCCCCTGTCGCCCTGCCTGTATTGCTCAAGGTCTCTTTTGAAGACCAGGCCAAGCTCTGAGAGCAGGCAGGTGGCCACACTGCGCTCGAATTGTGAGCCTTTTGCGCGACTGTTAACCATTGCGCTGTGCCAGCTCTGACAGCACCCGTGCGGCAGTGTCATCTTCGGTTGCGAGGCGGCGCGTCAGCTCCTGGTCAAGGATCTCATCAGCCAGTGACGACAGACTGCGGTGGGCTGACAGCTCCAATGCAGCCCTCAGTTTGTCGTGTGTAGATCGCCGCAAACGCAGGTGGACATTGGGATTGATGGTCATCTGACTACCTTTTTTCAAAAAACATACACAACCACCCTTGTACCATAGTGGTTGATGGTGTATATAACTCATGTGAGTTATTCATCAACAGGGAGACAGAGATGCTGAAGATCAAGCGCACCAACCTCGAAAGCGAGTACGAGGTAGTCGGCCACAAGTGGGACGCCTACGGCGACGGCAACGTGACCGCCATCTACATCCACAAAAGCTGCGACGATGGCTCGTGGACAGAGACATACAGCGGCTCTCGTCACACCACCCTGCTTGAGTGCAAGTGGTTCCTGTTCGAGATGCTCAACACTAACGGCGAGGCGGCCTAACGGCCCCGCCCCCACCGGGAGATCATTATGATCAACACACACAAAATTCCCAAGCGGTTCTATGACGATCATGTCGAGTGCTGCGACCTGCCGGCCCCGGCGATCATACGCGAGACGAAGGCGCACTATTTCATCGACGCGGCTGAGACTGACGAGATGGCCGAGCTTCGCAGCAACGCCACCTTCTACGCTGATGGCCTCGTAGACGAGCCGAACTTAGTCAAGGCAGCCCGGGCGTTGCTCAACGTCATCGGCGAAGACGCCGCCCAGTCCAAGGCCGCAGAGGCCACTATGATTGCAGTCGCACCGAGGGCATCCCAATGACCAAATACCGCGTCAGCACCCAGCGCCAAGGCCAGTCGGGCCTTGGCTTGGATGCTCAACGCGCCGCCGTCGCTGGTTACGACATCATCGCCGAATACACCGAGGTTGAGAGCGGCAAGAAGGCGCAGCGCCCGGAGCTGGCTGCTGCCCTCGCCCACGCCAAGGAGACTGGCGCGACCCTGCTGATCGCCAAGCTCGACCGCCTCGCGCGCAACGTGCATTTCATCACCGGCTTGCTCGAAGCCGGCGTCCCCATCGTCTGCGCTGACATGCCGGAAGCAGACCGCACCTTCCTTCAGATGGCGGCTGTCTTTGCCGAGTGGGAGGGTCGCCGGATCTCCGAGCGCACCAAGGCAGCACTGGCCGCAGCCAAGCAGCGCGGCACACGGCTGGGGTCTCCCTGCCCCGCCAAGGGCGGTGCTGCCACCGCCGGCATTCGCCGCGACGCTACCGCCAAGGTCGCGCCGCAGGCCATGCCAATCATCACAGCATTGCGCAATGCAGGCCAGTCCTTGCGCGCTATCGCGTC